CGCACATCTGCCTGTTGCGTTGTAGAAGTAACGGTGGCGGAAGCCTCGGTAACCAAAGTGTCCCCAGGGAATGGTCTTGTTTTGATGACATAACCAACCTCCGCCTCGAATCCGGCAATAGCTATATCGGGCAATATCTTACTGATAAATTGGAACCTGTCGCCGTCCCCTATGTCAAAGTCCGAAGACTCAATAAAACTGGACATTGCGGTTCCGTCGTCGTTCTCTGTATTTTCGTGAACGTAGACGTATTCTACATCACTAGCGGATCCTGATGCGCGAGGATTGTCATGGATTCCAAAATCTACCCATGCGGTTCTGGCTAAATTACCTATGTCCCAGACATTATCAGTGTAATTAAATTTGGCGTAACGATCTATCTCTGTAGCCCCTGAGGAGACATAAAAGAAGAACACCTCATCAAACATACGATTGGATGCAGCAAAAAACTTTCGGCTCTGAGTTAAATTGATGTCGTCAAAAACGTATCTTAGAACTGTGCAAGGAACTACTTGTAAGCGGCCAGTGTAAGCATAAAAGTTCTCACGGGTCATCCAGAAGATGCGGTCACCAACTGTAACGACGGCGTTGGGAGAAATGATAGAGGTGTTGTTGGCAACCAGAGCAAATCCAAAGGTAAAAGGAGGGCCAGTGAACCTCATGCTATACAAGGAAGCATCGGTCCAGATAAGGATCTCCTGCCTTGTTTTCTGAGCGGTAATAATCTCAGACCCAGTAGAAAGACGCTGACTACCGGCAGTATTAGTGGCAGTGGGTGTCCAATCAAAAGGACTTTCCTGATCGGACCAACGGACCAGTAATGGATCCTGTGTTGTCCCCCCAAGTGCGTTGCAGCCCAAACANACCAAATGACGATCTGCTCCAGAAGCCATGATCTGATGAGTAATGGTCGGAGCATCGGAAGCCCCGGTCTGGGAAGCAAAATCGGTTGCCCGTGCATTTAGACCAAGAGTCTTGTCCCAGTAATAAGGAGTACTGTCCAAGGGACTAAAGGCAAGATCCTCACCCCAGTTGTCCTGAGACCATAAGCGAAGTTGCTGGGAAGAGGTGATGGCCGACGCGCCACCCCACGTAATAAAATCATTCGCTTCTTTGACAACGGTTGTATCAGCATGAGCCGCTGCTGTGGTACCTCGAACTCCTCGTACAACCCCCGTGTCCAACGTCTGGGAAGTTTTCCCTGTATATTGGATCAACTCATCTTCGATCAGGATTAGGCCAATAAAAGTAGCTGCGTCCCCATTAGTGTGGGCCGCTACGGCAGTACCATCAGTACCGCGAGTTAAATCACTCAAAGTATTGCTTGTTTTATTTCCGTAACGAATTTTCTCACTATTAATGATGAGAGTTCCTATATCAGGAAATCCAGAGGCATCCGCCAAAGGAATGGTATCACTAATAAGAGTTAAATTAGCCGCGATGGTAGTAGCAGAGGTTTCAAAATCCGCAGCACTTGTGAGAATAATAGAAGTGGCGGAATCTGAAATAAGACCATTTAGAGTGGTTTGAGAAAAAGTGGCAGTTGTGCCGCCGAAAAATCCGGCACCAAAACCAATTCCAGCAACACTGACTGTAAGACCTGGATTAATTTGGTAATTTGCTATTGGAGTACCACCTCCAGAAGTGGAACCTGAAGAAGCACTTCCGCCTGTATCAATAGTATAAGTGTTTGCACTAACAAAAGTTATCTGATGCTCAGTGTTTAGTTGAGCAGCCGTAATCCCATCAAAAAGTGTCGCTCCAGAGAAAATTACAAAAGCTCCATTCAAAGCTCCGTGACCAGGATCAGTAACCGTAACAACACCGCTAGACGCGGTTCCCGTAGTAAAAGGGTCGGTTGCAAGGGTAACTGTCCGTCGAAGAGGGGTTATATCGTTATAAGCAGCACCTTCTTCTACATAAAACTTGGTATCCGTTCCCAAGCCCATGTACTTGGCCCCATCTAATGCGGACCAACAATGAAGGGATCGACCTGTTCCCTCAATAGTGTCGGAACTTAAACGAGTCCAACCACCCATCTTTTCAGGATGACCTTTACGGAAACGTATTAAATCGGAATCAAACCAACCACCTTCACTACCGTAAGAAGTGGTTTCTTTATTAACTCCTGGAACAAAGGTTATTTTGGTTAAAGGCATTTTTTATAGGCTAACTTTTTATACGGACAACTACTTGTCCTGTCATAAAGCTGAAGCAAAGATATTCATATTCCCAGCCATGTTTGAGCACCGCTTCTTGAAATGCTTTAAATTCGTCCTCGCGCCAATGCTCATTGCCAATGTATTCATCGAACACTATCACCGTTCCAGGAACAATTTGTTCGGCAAAAAGCTCCAAAACAGTTTTAGTCGAGCTGTAGATATCACAATCAATGTTCATGAAGCGGACAGGGTTAGAGTATTTTTTTACAAACTCCGGAAGTGTTTCTTCAAACCAACCATTGTGAAGAGTCACATTGTCTGGAACGGATGGAATGACACCCTTTGTACTAAAAGAGCCTTGCGGGTTACCATCCCACTCCTCGGGAAGCCCCTCAAAACTATCAAACCCGTGAACGCCCTGTTTCACCAACGCGGCAATTTGACGAATGGACGTTCCAAACCAGACGCCAAACTCTAAAACCAATCCATCATTCATTGCGGCATCAATGCCAAGTTTAAAAGCTTGAATATTGCTACCAATAATTAGCGGTAACTTATCACCGGCGGATTTAATATAACTCCACGCATCTAGCTTCGCTCGATCAAAGCCTTCTCCATTTTCCACTATCCCAAAATGAGGTTTCGCTTTCTGAGTATCACCCGAGTAGTCCAGCAGCATCCCTAATACAAATCTGTAATTGGTATTGGACGGGTCAATATCGACAGCCCTCTCCATACACTTGATGGCAGACGCCTGATCCTTGTAATCAAGTAAAAGAGAATGAAGATTGAAATGTGCTTGGGCAAAAGTGGGTTCAAGAGCGAGCGCTTTTTCAAAACTGGCAACAGCATCCTTGGGCCTACCAAGCGAGTAAAATGCAGACCCAAGATTACTATGTGCAGAGGCTAAATTAGGCTTGAGGTCGAGCGCCTTGCGGTAATTATTTTCAGCTTCTTGAGGCATGCCTAGTTTCAGGAGTGAATTACCTAGATTGCTATACGCTTCGGCAAAACCTGGACTAATCGCTAATGCCTTTTTAAAATTGGTTATAGCTACATCAAACTTACCAGATTCATAAAGCATCGCCCCAAGATGATTATGCGCCACAGCGTCGTCTAGGTTGTGGGCAGGAGATTGAGTTGACATTAAATTATTTTAAAACCTTGCCCACTGGAGCGACGCGTGAGTTTCCATTTCACCCTTCAGTTGGATATTAAAACTGATGGTGACTCTATGTTCTTTACTCTTATTGGGTTTCGTATAGTGCTGCAACCACGCAGGGAATAATATCAATTCACCTTCCTTCGTTGGTACAAAAGCTAGGTTCCCATTTTCTGCAGTTCGTTTCCTAACAAGAGGATAAAATACATTAGCTTGTGGTCTTGGATCAGAGAACAGCAACATACTAGAATCAAATCCCATTACACACTTGAGAGTATAAACCCCGCTGTAAAAATTGTTTGCATGTGTGTGGGGTTCAATTCCTTGGGCTGAATTATAAACATTCCCCCACATTGAATTAATATGAAAATCATAATCCTTATAATCTAGGTACTTCAGAATATCTGTAAAAGCAGTCTCAATTTTTAAAGTAAGATGTTTAAATTCATCTAAAGTGTGGAGGTCGTCTTTCGTTTGATAGATTGGCCCATGACTTTCTGGGTTCCGTTTTCGGATTTCATAGATTTTCGTAAGCAGTTGCTGATTGTGTTCAGAGGAAAGGCCGACATCTTTTTGGAAGATACATGTGGGAAATACTTTATGTACAGTGTTCATCTTTTTGGATGAGCGGCCTTGATAACTACACGTTCAGCTTGCACAGTTTCCATACCACGGTCCAAAATATCTTCGATTAGATCGAACGGAGTCTCCCACCCGTGATCTTGGTACGCCGTAACCCTTGGTACAATATGAGCTTCTGCAACTAGTTTCTCATGAAATGTCGCTTCCTCGGCTTGACGTTCTGCAACTTCTGCAACAGACATTTCAACATCAAAAGATTCTTCACCTAGCCGTTCATTAACTGCTTTAGTTTTTTTGTAGTCAGCCATATCTGTTTCCTAAGAGTTTACGATTCCATAAAGTCGTACTGTGCCACTTGTAAGATTCCCACTTGATGCTAAAAAGCGGACCCCGTCTTGTGCGGCATTTGAGGCATAAGTATCACCGCTCACGATGTTGATGTACGGGTAACCGTTGGTTTCATCGCCAGCAATATGACAGGTGAAAGAGGTGCGTTTGCTACTGTTGCTCGCATCACTCATAATAACTGTACCCGTCCACCCCGGTATAGCCCCACCTGAAGGCCCGGTAGTACCACCGTTATTCTGTCCTTGGCTACACAGTTCAATTCGCGTTGTCGTCGAGGCTTGCGTAGTAGAAACTCCAGAAGCAATTGAAGTGTGGTACATCGCGGCACACCCGTAGCTGTTGGAAGCATCAGGATAAGTCGAACCGCCATCGTCACTAGTTCGTAACCATAACTGTACGTCGTTAGTCGCCGGTAATAAATCTGATATAACGAACATAAATTGATCGTAAGTGCTGGTGATCCCCGATTCAAAATCCAGAGTCGCACTGTCGCTTGCGGTCCCGGTCGCTATATATATTAACCCCCCTCCGCTTGCAGCAGCCGAGGTCCACGTCGATCCATTGGATTGTAAAACGTTACCACTGGTAGATGGTGCGACGCTCGTTATCGCAGAGGTGCCTGCGCCGATAAGCACGTTGTTTGCCGTGTGTGTGCTGGCCCCGGTGCCTCCGTTAGCTACGCTCAAGTCAGTTCCCAGAGTCAAACCGCCAACTATCTCTACATTCGTTCCGCCAGTAGCAATTTTAAGAACATCCGTATCCGCATCATTCTTAATGGTAACGTCGTTGGTTGATCCCTGACCTGTTAGAATCAAACCTTCACCTGATGTATAACCTATTGCTGCCTTATCACTAGCAGCGGTATCTCCTAATGGCTGAAACGTTGCATCGGTAACGATTTCTAGTACTGCACCGATACCACCGTCAGTCTGAATCGAACCAGTAGAACCACTGGTACTATCTGTGGCGTCATCAGTACGGATAACACCCTTAAATGTAACGCCTACAGTACCTGTCGGAACGCCAAAAACTTCACCATCAGCGTCATTTTTTAATGTGACATCATTCGTGCTTCCTTGTCCTGTAAGAATGAGACCTTCAACAGCAGTATATCCAATTGCAGCGTTGTCTGCGGCGGCGGTATCACCAGCGGGTTCTACAGTTCCTGTAGCGGTTACGTTTCCTGTTACAGTTAAGCCACCATCAACAGCCGCCGCACCAGTACATTCCAAAGTGGCAATCTGTAAATCCGCAAGAGCATTTGTAACTACCGCACCGCTTCCGGCCCCATCGCAATAGACAATGGCATTCTTACCATTTTGTATTGTGACCGATGCTCCTCCTCCACTTCCTTGTTTCATAAGTAGTGAATACGGGCCGCTTGAGCCAGTATCGGTAGTAGCATTTTCAAAGATAAACCAAGCCGTAGTGGTGTCTGGAGCAATGGTAACCGTGCAGTTCTGGGCTAATGAACCCGTAAACTTGACTACACGAAACATGCCATCCTGAAGATTCTCGGTTGCTTCACCAGGAGAAGCCTCTCGAACAGTTAAAGTGGCTGTAGCGGCATCCGACAAAGCAACCGCTTTATACGAAGCAATGCGATCTAATATGTCAAAATTGAAATTGGTAGTGGTACCCCATGTACCAGACTGTTCACCAGTCGCAATTTCCTCAAAACCATAATTTGTTGTGAATGATGAAGCCATAATCTTCTCCTATGCCGCTATGCGTATCCAGTTTGCATCTTGAGTAGTATCTATAACACTCCATACACTTGGTCTACTTACCACTCCTTCAGCATAAACTCCTGTTACAGCAAACGATACTCCTTTTCCTATTGAGCCAGTAACTCCAGTCGCTTCAACACCAGTAGCGGAAACTACTACTTCAGTACTTACAGTCTCAGAACCAGTAGCACCAACTGCTTCAACCCCAGTAGCAGAAACCACTACTTCAGCACTTACAGTCTCAGAACCAGTAGCACCAACTGCTTCAACACCAGTAGCGGATATATCTACTCCGAGACTGAGAGAAACAGAACTAATGGCTCCAACTGCTTCAACCCCAGTTACGGATATATCTACTCCGAGACTGAGAGAAACAGAACTAATGGCTCCAACTGCTTCGACACCTGTAGCAACAATGGTGATTTGAACACCTGGAATAGCGGTTCCAATAGCTCCAGCCGCTTCAACACCTGTTACAGCAAACGAGGTTCCTTTTCCTATTGTTCCAGTTGCACCAACCGCTTCAACGCCAGTTACGCTAACCGGGAGTGGATCTCCCCATGGACCACTACCCCAAGTACTTCGTCCCCATGCAGTTAGAATAGCCACCGCACAATTCTTAGGCTAAACGAATAACCGCATTATTTGCATCATTTGCTGGATATTGGATAGTAAAATCTCCGGAACTGGATGATTTATCTCCTCCAAAATCTAGTACAGCTACGGTTGGATAAGCTGCATGATTAACAGTCCCCCCTGTGCCAGCCGCACTTAGTGTTGAATTGTAAATAACGGCAACTCTAGCACTGGAAATGGTGGAAGTACTCCAAGTGGTATCGGCAAAATCCAAAAAAGCCGTTGGTACAGAAGAACTGTTATCTGAAAGTCCCAATGTAACACTGCCAAGTGCCGCTCCTCCTGCCGAATAGGCCGTCCCACTCACTTCATTTGTAGTGGTATAAGCAGTCAAATCCTCATTGGCATCTGTTCGACTAGAAGTGAACATTGCAACTTTGAAAGTATCTGCCGATATAGAAGAGGAATCCCCACGTGAATGAGAAAGCCAAAAATGGATACCAACAGTAATTTCCTTCTTGTACGAACCGCACATGGCTTGATTAATAGCCATTTCACAATCTCCTTATAATCTCGGCCATGTCTTCATGCCCTTGTTTACGCAGTAATGCCCACATAGTCGTTCTCTCACTCTGAGCCATCTTTCGCATATAGTAGAGTATTACATCTTTTATATTATTTCTATATGCAAGAGCTTGATCCCGTATGGGAGGAGGGGCTGTTTCACTAACCGCTATAATTTTATTGACTGCCATATCAGCAATCTGCTCTGGACTATGGCCCCCCTCATTGGAAGTAAATACTTGAACCTGACCTACATCTCCTTGCCCATTTGCCTGGAACATTATTTTACGGGACTCCTCACTCTATCATAGCGGTATTCTTCCGTAACCTGTTGCGCTTCTCCCAAATTCTTGAGACCCTGAAGAGAC